TACTTGAGCAAAGAGAATGGATCAGGAAATTTGAATCAGTAATATTATTCTTTGATAAAGATGAAGCTGGTCAAGCAGCAGTACAGAAAGTCGCTAAGATAATTGGTGCTGGTAAAGTTAAAGTTGCTAAGCTATTAGAGAAAGATCCTTGTGATCAGCTATTAAAGCATGGCTCTAAGAGTTTATTACAAAGCTACTGGGATGCAGAAACCTGGTCACCTGCTGGTTTAGTAATGGGTGAATCAATATGGAAACAGTTTCAACAGCGACAAAGAACCAAGTCAAGACCTTATCCTAAATGTTTAGATGGATTAAACGAAAAGCTTAAAGGTATAAGACAAGGTGAAATTACTTTGTTTACTAGTGGCACTGGCTCAGGTAAATCTACTATTGTTAAAGAGATTGTACTAGATTTATTAAAAGATAAAGAAAATAAAGTAGGTTTAATCTCTCTTGAAGAAAGTGTAGGAGATACTGCTGAAAAGTTTATTGAGATGGCACTACAACAAAGACTAGATCATTCAGAAGGTATGATGTTATCTCAAGCTGAACTAAGACATGGCTTTGATACTGTATTTAAAGATGAGCGTTTAGTTTTGCTAGACCATCAAGGTTCTGTTGGGGATTCAACATTAACAGATAAGATAGAGTACATGTGTTTAATGGGTTGTAAGTATTTAATCCTAGACCACATAACAATTGCAGTTTCTGAGGGAGCTGAAGGTTTATCTGGTAATGAAGCAATCGATAAAGTAATGAGTGACTTACTTAAGATTGTAAAGAAACATAACATATGGTTGTGTTTAATATCACACTTAAGGAAAGCTCCTGGAGGTGGTGCTTCTTTTGAAGAAGGTAAGCTAGCATCTATTGATGATATAAAAGGTAGTGGTTCTATCAAACAAATATCATTTGATATAGTAGCATTCGCTAGAAACCTGATCGCTGATAATGAAACTGAACGTAATACTATTAAGTTTAGAGTACTGAAGTCTAGGTTTACTGGGCTAACAGGTTCAGCAGGTTCAGCTATCTATAGTAATAAGACGGGGAGACTAACAACTACAGACAGTATTTTTACGGAGATCTAATGGATAAACAACAAAGATACGATGAGTTATATTTAGATATAGCTACAAGGATTAGTGGTATGTCTCACGATACTGACCATAAAGTTGGAACAGTAATCGTTAAGGATAATAATATACTTGCCTTTGGATTCAATGGTATGCCTGCTGGTATGGATAATAATTGTAAATCAGCTAATGGTTCTACTAAACAAGAGGTTATACATGCTGAAGCAAATGCAATATGTAAACTAGCTAAAAGTACGGGGAGTTCTGAGGGTGCTACACTATACAGCACTCTCTCACCTTGTATGGAATGCGCTAAACTCATAATGCAAAGTGGAATAAATAGAATTCTTTTTAGAGAAACATTTAAAGATGATGCAGGTATATTACTATTATTAAACAATAATAGAGAAGTGAAAGGAGTAAAATGGAGGAGCAGCTTGAGTACTTAAAGCATAAGATAACTAAATCTAAAGCTCATATTGCTTGTAGTCTTTTAAAAGAAACATCATTAGAAGATCTCAAAGCATACCTAGTATTCTCAATGGATACTATACAACAACACTTTGCTCGTAATAGTATGAGAGGAAACAAATCATACCAAGGTGAAGCCAACCTTACACATTTAAGCGTAGCGACTGGTACTCATATCTTAACAGAAATAAAATATTCTAATGAGGAGGACGCACCTTGGGATTGGTTTAGACTTCGAGTTATGATGGGAGATTTATTCTTAGAACCTTTCTATCAAACACATCAAATTAATATAGGTAAGACAAGGGATAACACATTTATTCCTGTAGAATCTTTAGACCGTAGTCTTAAGAGAAGTCGTGCACATTATATCGTAGTACCTGAGAAGTGGGATCTACTTGTGCCAGAAGGAAGCGAGAATTTATTAAGAGGTACTGTATTTGAAAAGCCAGAACCAATTAATTCTTTAATGCAACCGACTGAAAGACCTGTAATAAAAGGATGGACACATGAAAGAAGTAAAGAGTTTAAACCTTACCTAGCTAACGGCTTTATTAAAAGCATGAATGTGTTGCAACAAACTAAATGGAAAATCAATACTAAAGTTAAAGATATTTTACTTCGTAATCGAAAGAAAATATTAAATCAATATAAAGATTCTCCTAAGAAATATAAGTCAAAGATAATAGAATTTGATTTAACATTAGCACGATCTGAATTAATAGGTGACCAACCATTTTATCAGTATGTAGAAGCAGATTACAGGGGTAGAGTATACTATACTACACCGTTCTTAAACTTCCAAGGCAATGATATAGCCAGAGGTCAGATGCTTTTTGCTGAGGGTAAACCAATGACAGACGCAGGATTAAGAAGACTTAAGATTCATATAGCCTGCTGCTATAACGAAACTTATAGTAAAGATAATCTTCCTGAGTGGTTAACAACCAACTACCTTCCTTACTTAAAGGATGAAGAGTTAGATGATATATCTGTAGATAAAATGACGTTAGAAGATCGTGAGGAATGGACTGATAATAATCTTGATAAGCTATTAGTCATAGCTGATAGAGAAGTTATCGATCCTAATGCAGAAAAACCTATTAGTTTATTAGCAAGTGTCTTAGAAATTAAAGATGCTTTAGATAAAGAAGAATATATTACTTACCTTCCTATTCCAATTGATGGTTCTAATAATGGATGGCAACATCTATGCGCGATGTCTAAAGACAAAGAAGCTGGAGAATTAGTTGGGATTGTACCACGGGATATACAAAAAGATTTTTATGTACAGTGTGCTAAAGATTTAATCAAGAGAGTTCCTGATTGGTTTGAAGAAAGACAGATGCCTATGAAACATATACGTAAAGGTATTGCTAAACGTGGTTCCATGACTCGTGCGTACAGCGCAGGGGCACAGAAGATCGCAGAGAATATGTATCTTGACTGTCATGTAGAAGGGTATCTTAGGAAGTATAATATAACCGAAGAGGACTGCGAATTACTTGCTAAGCATTTAATTAAAGCAATAGATGAAGTTTGTGCAGGTCCATTACAAACTATGAAGTTCTTACAGAAGATAGCAGAAGCTGAGATAGCCTCTGAGTACTCTAAGAATATAAAACAAAAATCTATAAGATGGACAACACCATCTGGGTTTCCAGTTATCTATGAAGCATTCGTTGAGAATGAATTCAAAGAGAAAGCTATCATCAGCTGTAGTGAGAGAGAAGTTAAACCTATTCTAACTAAAGAAGATGGAAGCAAAGAGGAAACAGATACTATAAGAATACAACACGTCGGTAAAGAACCAACAGACAAACCAAAGATAAGATCTTTTATGTCTGGGATCTCACCTAACTTCGTGCACTCTATGGATGCTGCACATATGGCTAAGGTTATAGCTAAGTGGGAGGGGGATTTTGGTGCAGTACACGATTCATTTAGTGTGCATGCCTGTGATGTAGATGAATTACTCTCTCTTATTAAAGAAGAGTTCATAACAATGTATAGTTACTCTAACTTCTTTGAAGTCATTGAGAGAATGCTAGTAACAAACCCGGATAATTTTAACCACAACCAACCTAAGCTAGGCAGCTTAGATATTAGAGAGGTAAAGAACAGTGACTACTTCTTCGCGTAAGAATGAGAAAGGAATACTTCCTGTAAGATTAGGCTTACAACCTGATAACAAAACAGCATTAGAAGAATTGGGAATGGATCCAGCTCTTGCTGATACCATGTCTGATAAACAATTAGACGAACTTATAATTGAAACAGAATATAATGACAGTCTTGAATGGTATAAAAGTAAAGGCAGAGAAC